AAATAGCACCGCAATGGATTACTCGATCATACTGCTGAGCATCCGGAAATTTATTTTCTTGCCACTCCCATCCTTCAACATCATGACCTTTATATTTTAAATATGAAGCAAGATTTTTACCTATAAATCCTTCATGTCCTGTAACTAAAATTTTCATTTTATTCTCTCTATAATACTTGTAGTCGAAACTCCTTCAATAGTTGGAAAAATTTCTACTGGATAGTTCTCATGACCAACTATTGTTTCGATAGTATAGTCTCCGCCTTTAACAATCAAGTTAGGCTTTACCTTATTAATTGCGTTTATAGGAGTGTCCTCGTCAAATATTATTACATCATCTACCCAAGGTAATAATTTTAGATTCATTTGCCTTTGCAATTGATTATTAATTGGACGATTGTTTCCTTTAAGTCTTTTTGTACTTGCATCACTGTTGATACCTACAATTAACTTTTGACCTTTTGATTTTGCAAACTTTAATAGTTTAAAATGTCCTTCGTGTAGTATATCAAATACACCGTTTGTCCAAACAATACCTTTATCTAAGTCTGCAAATGTAACTGGGTGTACTCCTCTTTTTTCAACGTTCCTTGCACTTGCATAGCAGGCTAAATTACAAGCATCTGGAATGGACATTTCTTTTATAATATGTCCATATACAAGAACTGCTAAAAACGTATCACCTGCACCAGTCACGTCAGCGACTTCTCGAACTTCTTCTTTAAAATGCCAATAGTTGTCTTTATTAATAGCATATACACCGTTAGCGCCATCTGTAACAACTAACCATTTCCAGCCATATTCTTTTAACTTTGCCTGTGCAGTGTTAATATCAAAAATACCAAACCAATTAACATACTCTGACATGTTAGGTTTTACAAGAAAGCAATCTTTATATAGTTCTGGTTGTTGTTTAGGATCTACAAATACTTTGCTATTTTTTAAATCATTCATTAATTTATTTGTAACAACACCTTTGTTATAATCGCTAATAATTACAATTTGAGAATTTGCATTCAGGTTGTCTATACTTCCTTGATATTTTTCTTCTCTATCCCAGCGAACTATATGTTGCCCGCCCTGACCAACCAATCTTGTTTTTGTAGTAGTGACAGAATGATCAAACTGAATATGATTTGTAATAGTATTGTAATGTTTTAATAATTCTATAATCTTGTAACCTTCTTTATCACTACTAACTGCACCATATAACGATATTTCGATATGAAGATTTGCTAAGTTTGATGCAAGATTACCTGCACCTCCAATACTAAATGATTGAGTATTTTCTTTTAGCACCGGAATGGGGGCTTCAGGAGACATTCTATTTGCTGTGCCGATGATCCAGCGATCTAACATGATATCGCCAATGACTTTAATCATGCTATTCCTCTAATAGTTTTACTAAATCAAATACAGTTTCTAATTTAGTAATGTTTGTTTTATTTTGAAGTGTATTGCGTAATCCTTGGTGTAATGGCTTAGGCCATTTTCCAAAACTTGCCCATGAGTATCCGTCATGTTCGTCATTTAACGTTGGAATAAATTCGTCTTTAACAATTATTAGATATGTATGAAAATTAAATTTTTCATCACTACTAACAAATGTTTCTAATGGTATGTGTTTTATAATCGCGGAAACATCACCAACTTCTTCGTTGATTTCTCTTTTGAGTGCATTAAATGGAGTTTCTTCTACTGTGTTTTTACCACCAACTAATCCCCAAACATTATTTTGCTTGGTTTGAGTTCTATGTAGTAATAAAAAACGCTTAGTGTTTAATGCGTAGAATAAGGCTCCGCTACAGGTAATTTTACTGCTCATACAAGTAATTATTTAAAATTGTATGCGCCAGGTTCCGTTTCGATATTCACCTTCGAATGAAAGTATCCATTCTTTACCAGTCCATTTATATTGGATTCCAGTATTTAAATTGGTTGTGTAAGATATAGTTGATTGTGTACTTGCATCGAATAATATAGTCCATTCTAATCCAGTCCATTCAATAATATCGTTTTCACTTGCAGTAAAGTCTGTGTTATCATTATTTTTCCAAGCCACAGGACCATTTGTATTAGCAGTATTGCCAATGTCATCTAACAACAGTATTCTAACACCTGCTTGTTTTATAGTTGTAGGATTAAACGTTTTAGGATCAATTATATAATCAATTTTGTTTCTATCACCTGTCGACCCAGTAATAACTTTATCACTTGGTATTGTATCATTATCCCATGTAATTGCAAGTCTTGTATCGTCGCTTGGATGAATAGCAACACTGCCATTAATGCTTTGTGAAAGATCCTGTCGTGTTAATTGTAATTGACTCAAACCTGATCTAAACTCACCTGGTAATGAATCTAAAAATCCTCTCCAAGAAGTATTACCAACAACACCCTTGTGTATTAATTGTGCTTCGTTGCCCATAACAAGAATATCATAATTATTATATGCTGTAAGAGCAATACCTGCTGTATCTTTACGTTCTGCAGGACCGTCTTTTTGTGGTTGTGCAGGTCTTTCTGATTGTTCGTCATTGTATGCTTTTAATTCTGGAAAACTTTCACCTAAGTCTATAGTTCCTTGGTCTTCGTTAAAGATACTCATTACAATGTTTGTTATAACTCCAAGTTTTTTAACTTTAGCCGGTGGACTGATATAGATAGGAGTTTTAAAACTTAGTGTACCTACATCAATTTCACTTTCAGTTCCTGTTGGAATACTTCTTGATGAAAATGTAACACTTTCAAGTTCAACAACACTTAAACTGGTCCAATCAACATAGTTATCTGTAGTTTGTATTTCTAAACTTGGATTAAACAGCATTAGTATCTGTTCCATTATTTGCAATTTCTGATCTGTATTAGTTGACCATATATCTGCACTTACTGTTAAATTATAAGGTGTAGGCATTAAACGTTCTACAGTAACATTCTTGCCTTGTGTGTTCAGATATTCGTTATTTTCTTCATCATACTCTCGTTCTCTAAGATGCACTTTTCCTACATAAGAAGCATCAGCAAGTCTATCACGATCTAATTCTAATCCGGTCATGTATACTGCTATACGCGGAGCACTTGGAATTTTATTTTCTGAGTTATCTCTTAAGATATGCCCAACTTGGCGAGTAATGTCCCCATACATAACAGGAATTTGTGTAATTCTTCCATCACCATCTTTATAAGAAAAATTACTCATTAATCTAATTAACTGTGTAATGTATCTTCTTATCTGTCCGTCGTAAAAATGTTGCATTAGTTATCTGCCTTTGGTTTAAGTGCTTGTGAAAGACTTTGACGTTCTTGAACAGTATCTCCACCAATTGTGTCTGTTTTTGTATTATTAATAAAGTCTGTTTTGTATGTTTTTCTATCGTTTGTATTAGTCATTGTCATACGTACATTATCTTCCATTTTGACCCAACGGTCGCCATCATATCTAAATAGTCTATTAGGTAAAAAATCTGTACGCAAGAAATAATCTCCTTTTGCTTGTGTTAACGGAAATGTAGATCCAAAGCCAAATGCTTCGCCATTTGGTGGAATTCCGTCACCTATCAAATAACCTTTATATCCTTCTCTATCAGGAGTTTCATTCACTCTACTTGCATCTAAGTTTCCACTGTTTATACTTGCATCAATGAGTGTTTCATCAGCAGTTACAAGTTCAGGTTTTCCATCACCGTCAACTTGTAGAGTATACAAGTTTGTAGTATCATAACCAGATTTAGGTGCATCTGCTTCTGCTTGATTAAGGATAGCATTGTTAATTTGCATCTCGCTTTCGTAAGTACTAAGCACATCACGTAATGATTGAGAACTTCCTTCTTCTGCCGGTAAATCTAATATATCTTTAAATTCTTGTGAATCAACTATTTGTTTTAATTTTACCCTATACAAATGCGGATACCAACTTTGTGAAAAACCTTCTGCGGCTCTGTTTACATCTTCAACAACATAAAATCTTTTTAGAGCAACATTATAATCATTTAATGCGTGTTCGTCTTTTAAATGGGGTAATTCGAATACATCGCCAGCCATCACTTTCCTACCTAATGTTTTTACACTGTAGTTAATAGGTATAGTCATAAACAATGTATCGTTTGTAAGAAATAACCCAAATTGACTCATATCAAAATCAACATCTTGTACATTGTATATTCCGCGTATCACGTAAATATCTGGGTCGTATTTTCTATCCCTGTTTTCCATGAATAGCATATCTTGAATATTTGTTTCTTTCACAGCATCATAACGAGGCTGTGACGGAGTAGCATCTGCTTCATCAGGATTTTTTGGCCCTAAGTATTTGTGTACAAAGACATCGGTGCCGCCAACAGTAAACATTTCTGTGACAGTTTTATCTAAAAAATCGTAGTCGTTACCCTTTTCGGGTTTGTATAAACTAATTCTTGGCATAGTACTTGTATTTATCGATCGCATAAATACTAATGGAGACGTAATTTATGGCCACATTACAAACACAAAAACAAGAGATTTTCGACTATGTTGACGCTATGCTTGGCGGAGGAATGGTTGATGTTGAGTTAGATCCAAGACACTACGAAATAGCATTAAAGAGTTCATTGGATAAATTCAGACAAAGGTCTGATAATTCAGTAGAAGAAAGTTATGCATTTTTAGATACAGTGATTGATCAAAATGATTACACCCTTGATCCTAACATTGTTGAAGTTCGCCAAATTTTTAGAAGATCAATTGGATCACGTACAGGCGGCGGAGATGGCGGTACATTGTTTGAGCCTTTCAACCTTGCATACACAAACAC